TGGTATCACATATGAGACTTTGGCAAGAATGTATTGACTTAGGAGATAAGATTATTATACTAGAACACGATGCACTTTTTACTCGACAGTTTATTGAAAACGATATTGATAAAAGTCACAAATGGAGAGGTGAAGTTGTTGGTCTAAATGACCCTAGGGGCATGACTCGTAAATCACAGGTGTATCACGACTTAGTATCAAAACAAGAAGGCGTACAAGACGTGCCTTATGTTGATGAATCAAAAGACTATCCCCAGGGTCTTGCAGGTAATTCTGCATACATTATGACACCAAAAACTGCAGAACAGTTATTGATTAAAACAAAAGAGATTGGTATGTGGCCAAATGATGCGATAATGTGCAAACAATTGTTTCCATCTTTACAAGTTGTTTATCCTTATTACACTACCATACAACAAGGACTAAAGAGTACAACAACTCAATGAAATATAATATGAAAGCATTTGTTATCACTATAATGAATCACCAAGGCAGTCTAGAGACTTCTTGGAGATGCATCGAATCTGGTTATAAGTATGACTTAGACATAAAAAGATTCGAAGCAATCACACCGAGAGACGAACCACTAACGTTTTTAGAACAAGAAGGTATACCAAGAGAAGGTTTTGAAGAACAATACTCTCGTAATTTAAATTGTATATCTGCATTTTGTTCGCATTACTCTTTGTGGCAGAAGTGTGTAGAGTTAGATGAAGAGATACTTATCTTTGAACACGATGCAGTATTAACTGCACCTATACCAAACGTACCATATACTTTTATCTGTAGTTTTGGTAAACCTAGTTATGGTAACTTTAATATACCACAAACATTAGGTCTAAATCCGTTAACTAGTAAAAGATATTTTCCTGGCGCACATGCATATGGTATCAAACCCGCAGGTGCAAAATTACTGATTGACCAAGCAAAGATAGATGCTGGACCAACTGACACGTTCTTACATCTAGATAGATTTAACTTTCTTCAAGAATACTATCCATGGCCTGCAGAAGCAAGAGATAACTTTACAACTATTCAGAACGTTAATGGTTGTCTTGCTAAACACAATTACAACGAAAACTACGAAGTGTCCGATGTCTAATGTTTTTGTAACAGGGTGTGACCACAATACAGAATGGCAATTACCCTGGTTTATTAAAAACTTTAAAAAATTTAATACTACAGAATTAGTTATTGCTGACTTTGGCATGATGAATTACCCTGATGGTGATTTTACTTACATCGACATGTCACAAAACAAAGCAGAAGGTTGGTTTAAAAAACCTTCTAGTCTTATCAAAGTCGCTGAACTAGGTTATAGCAAAGTTTGTTGGTTAGATACAGACTGTCAAGTGTTAGAAGATATCTCGGATATATTTAATTATGCTGAATCAGATAAACTTGGTATGATAGAAGACAGACCATGGAGTAAAAGAAGACCAGAAATGGGTGCATGGTATAATAGTGGTGTTATTTTGATTCAGGGCATACCATTAGTACTTCGAGACTGGGAAAAACAATGTATCGAAAACCCACAACAAGGTGACCAAGAAGTTTTATATTTAATGATGGAAGGTAATGCAATCAAAAAACTTGGTGCAATTAATCCTTTACCACATGAATACAATACGTTACGCCTAGACTACATAGATAACATAGACGTAAAAAACCCAAAAATAATACATCATACAGGAAAGAAAGGAGACGATGTTATCAAGGAGCAAATAAATGCACGAGTATAAAGTAAATGTTTTAAGAGTCGTTGATGGAGATACTGTTGATGTTGATATAGACTTAGGTTTTTCTACTTGGTTAAAAAAGCAGAGAATAAGACTATATGGTATTGATACACCAGAAACCAGAACGAGAGACTTAGACGAAAAGAAGTATGGTAAAATGGCAACTAATTTTTTATCAGATACAATCAAAGATGCAGAAGTTGTCGCATTACGTACATACAAAGATAAGAAAGGTAAGTATGGTAGAATACTTGGCGAAATCATTTGTGATGGAGTAAATATGAATCAAGTCATGGTTGAAACTCACCTTGCAGTTGCATATTTTGGCCAATCAAAAGAAGATGTTGCAGAACAACACTTGCAAAACAGAGAACTTATTGACCATAAGACTTTATTCGGATATAATGAATGACAAAAAGAATTAACATTCTGGGTAATGGCAATCATGCTGGTCTTTTTCAGAGAGGTTCGCCTGGGACTTTACTTATTTGTAACATGCCTCCCATGGAAATACCACCAGAAGAAGTATATGCAACATGCATGGTAGATTACAAAATGATGAAAGCACTTCAAGAAGGTAAGTTTGCTCTTGACCAATATGACTGGATTCTTGGCACTAGACCAAGACATTGGATGGAGATGCAAGGTAGTTTCTATTTAAAGTATTCTCATAAAGTAAGAGGTTTCTATCCACACGTTCCTAAGTATGCTGGTAATGCCACAAACTTTAACTGTGGACATTTTGCAGTTCATTATGCATGTAATAAAATGAATGCAGATGAAGTTCATATTTATGGGTTTGATTCTATCTTTGAAATGGACATTACATCTTGGACAGACACAATTCTAGAGTCTGATAGAAGCACAGAAAATACTGTCAGACTCGCCAACAATTGGCGTCCAATATGGACCGAAATGTTCAAAGAATTTCCAGATACTACTTTCTTCTTGTATCATACTCACAATAATATAAAGATTCCGATACAATCAGATAATGTAGAAATTGTTGTCACAACAAGTAAAGAATCAAAGCAAGTTTAATTCTTTCTTGTCCATAGTCCTAGTACATCGAAAGATGCATGATAACAAACGGTATAGAAATAGGTGCGGTTAAGAATGCTACGAATTTACAGACTTCACAGACATGGCACACGGTGTCATTATCTTTTAGGTTTTCAATTTTTTGCACTACAATCTTCGCACCAACTCTTAGTTGTGCAGTAGTCATAGTGACTTTCCTCTTATTACTTTACGTTATAAAAAACACGAATATTTATAATATAAATATCGTTGACATTAGTATATATAAGAATCTTATTTTCTACCAGATTTTGATTATATCTGACCAATCATTTTTGTTTACCATATCAGATAAGTTTTTGTGTTGAAGTTTAAATGTCTCTTCTATACCAACTTTATCAAATAAATCATGAACACTTACCTTCTCGCCATTTGAATCAACTGTGTCCCAAACAATTGGATTTATTACTCCTCTTCTGATTCTATGAGGAGTGTGATTTCCTTCAGGGTCTGCATCTGTATCAAATACTCTTCTTCCTTTATTTAAAGTACTTAAAGATACTGCGCCGTCACCTTTTCTACTTACTAAACTAGACTGAATTACTTTTTCAAAGTTTGTTATTCCTTCTGGATTTTCTGGTATATCGCTAGTAATACCTCGATAAGTCATTAAACCTTGCTCTAAAGACCTATTCATCGGTCCACGAGGAGTATAAACATCTTGAAGAACAAAGTCAGGTTTACAATAATGTGCAAAGTCTCGTTTAATATCAGATGCTTTATATGTCATACCTTCTTCGGGTCTATCGTGATTAAGTAATACAACTGCATCAAATTTAATATCTGAAGGAACATTAATACTATAACCACTAAAAACATTTTCGCCAAGAGTATATGGTTTTGATGAACTAAGCATTTTTACTTTATATCGTGAGTACAAATAGTGAAATAGACTATCACCAGGAGGCATTGCCACATGTAAATTTAAAGGACAATTTAACAGTTTTTGCCAAACAAGACTAAAGTGCTGAACTAAAGTGTGTGTTGGACAGAAACTATCTGTTCTTGTATCTAAAAATGGTATTGTTGTAAAGTCTCTATCGTATAAATGATTGTGTTTTCTATCATTCCAGTTTGGTATGACTAAGATATTATTTCCACCAATAGTGTTTGCTAAAGATAATAACATGTAATGTGGAATTTGACCACCTCTAAACATAACTCTAGCAACTATCTGATTTGGTATAACTTGTGGGTCTAACCAAGATGCATTATGTTTACAGTAATATTCTAAATGTGTATTTAATATATCTGTTTCAAAACTTATGGCATCTAATGAAAGATATTGGAAACTGAACTCGTCTCCATCAAAGTTATTCATTACCGATATTTTCATATTAACCTTTGTATATTTTTTGAATATGGTCCTCAAATGCCTCAATCTTTTCTAAACGATTTGGCCATTTAATTAATTCTTTTTCAGGGTTTGCTTTTAAATTATTAAGTAATGGTTGTATTGCACCAAATAGTTTATCAAGTTTTTCTTGAGTTGCTTCTACACTCGATGAGGTTTCAGATACTTTTTTTTCAATCTCTTGTACTGTATCGAGTTCGTCTTCATCTACTAACGTAAATCCAAAATCAAATATTTCGTCTGCCATAATATTACCTTGTCCATTTATTTATATATCGGATTATTGTATATACAATCAATCCACCTACCACATAAATTATACCTTCAACCCAACCAGTGTTAGTTAATAGTTGTTCTAATGCACTAAAATCTATGTCCATGTTTCTCTCCTTTGATGTATCTATTTATACTTGACATTATCTGTATGACCATGTATAATTATGAACAATGACTCAAATATTTAATAGAGGTGGTTCTCTACGATACGACATGAAGGGTAAAAAACGTAAGAATCATCTAGCAAATCCAGTCAAAAAACCCACTAGAGTACTCGCAAAACAGAAAGAAGTATCTCCAGAAGTATTAAAAGAAGTCAAAAGAAAACAAGAAGAACGAGAACTTGCAAAGCAAGATTTCTTTGAAAGACTTAAAAAGTCAGTAGGTAATACTGCTAAACAAGAAACAAAAGTATATTCTGGTGAGAGAAAACTTATGGGCATCGCAACGATGCATAAGTCTAATGCAGTACCAGTATTCGAAGATGATAAAAAACTTGCAAAAGATATCGCAAAAATGCGAAGATAAGGGTTGACAAATGTTGTTAGTCTTGTTATAATAACAACATAAATTAGAGAGGTAAAAATGTCAAATCAATTTAACGAAGCAATCAAAGACAACATTGAAATGCAAGTCTTGAGTGCAAATTATACAATCGAAGAATTATTAGATGAACTTCAAATGACTTATCAAGAAGCAATTGAAGAAGGGTTTGATTACGATAAGTTATTAGATTTATTAATTGAAAAGAGATTCGATGAATCTCCACAACTTTAACAGAGATAGAGAGGTAAATATGTCAGTTAGTTATAGAGAAAGAAAGTTATCAAAAGTACTTAATCTTTTGAAAGGCGAAAAAGAGAAAGAATATTTTCTTTCACTTTATAATAGTCTACCAGCAATATCTAAAACATATATGAAAGATGCTTTAGCATTTCAAGTATATGAAAGATTTCAAAACGAAGAACTTGACTCTTTGGGTTATGGTATTCTTAGTGATTTTTCTCCACAAACAGATATCATTGAATCATTTTATTACGAATGCAGAGATAAAACTGATTTTGTAAAATCATTTCATTCTGCAATCACTAGATTAATTTGGAGAGAAAGACTTGAGAATCATAAAGCATTTTATCTTTATGATAGTAATTCTCCAATGTTGTTTCAAGAACGACATGGTTTACATGCTAAATCTGTAAAAGAAGGTGCATCATGATTGACGGTGTAAATTTGACAGATTGTAAAACATTAGAAGAATACTGCGAAAAGAAAACTGCAGAATACAAAGCAAATGGTTGGTCAACAGTCAGTTGTCAAATAGAATTTTACAACGATGCTGGTGTGTATACTCTTGAAGATGCCATCAAATGGGAACTTTATGGTACGTATTCAGACATACATAAAGATGCTCGTGGGTTTAGACCTAGATTTAACTTTTTAGAGTATACTGTAAACGAACTTGAAGAAATGATTGACGATGTTTCAGAAGAAGCAAAAGAAATTGCAGAAATGGAACGAAGAGAAGAAAGACGTGCATGGGTAAATCTTAGAAAAGAAATTATTGACCATGCAGAGTATTTTAATATTTCTTTGAAAAAATCATTAGAAGAAAATATCATAAAAGCAGATGTTATGTATGGTGACACTGGTCAAGTAGATTTAGGGTATTACTGTTATAAAAGAGGTATACCTTTTTCAAAGTACAAGATTATTACTAAAGTCTTAGAGCAAAAAGTCGAAGAGAAATATGGTGATAAAATAGTAAACATAGAGGTGTGATAATATGAAACTTGTTTTAAAAACATACAAAGGTGATATCTTATCAAGGGTTGAACAAAAAGAACCCTTGTCAAAAAGATATTTAATTGAAAGAGAAAGTGGCGAAGTGATTCAGTTAAACTGTTATCATTATGGACCACATCAAGCAGAAGCAATATTGAGAGGTGAACCATGGGTTATACACAAGTAGTCTTGACAATTTTTGTTTCATTGTATATAATACTACTTTTAACATATATGGGTATAGTATAATGATTATAATTGATTTATTAATAATTGGTGGTTTTATTGGTATTGGCATCATCATAGCATCTTTGATAGTTAAAGATGTACGAAAAAGTCTTAAAGTGAAAAAACATATTGATAATCTACCAGAAAAAAGAGAAGATAGACCAGGTGTTGCAATAAGTAATAAACCACCACTTACTGGTAAAGGTCAATTTGATAAACAAAGAACTACGTATACAGAAGGTGACAATACATGAATGTTTTTTATTTAGACCACCACACACAGAGGTGTGCAAAGCAACATGTAGATAAACATGTTGTCAAAATGATAGTTGAGTATGCTCAGTTATTATCAACTGCTCACAGAGTTTTAGATGGTGAAGAATATGAAGGCAGAACTGCAAACAATCGCAGAATTCGTAGATTTAAAATGGCAGATTCAAACATAGAAAATACATTGTATAAAGCAAGTCATATTAATCACCCAAGTGCAATATGGGTCAGACAGAGTTCTCAACATTATCGATGGTTGTATCGTTTGTTTATGTGGTTGTGTGTTGAATATACGTATCGATATGGTAAAATTCATTCTACAGAGAGATTACTAGGTAAATTACTAGGTAATATTCCTAAGAATATAAAAGACAATGGGTTCGTAGAACCTCCACAAGCAATGCCAGATTATTGTAAAATACCTGGTGATTCAATCAAAGCATATCAAAAATATTATGTTGAAGAAAAGATTGGGTTTGCAAAGTGGACTAAACGTGATATACCAAATTGGTTTGTCGCAGAAGCATATGCAGGATTTGGTGAACCCGCTGGTTATGCCAGTTAGGTTTTAATTTAAATGTCAAACATACGAGAGGTATAAAATGGCGAGACAAATAGGTAAAGAAGCACTTCCATCAATGATGAAGTATGCTTTTAATGATGGTAAGATACCAGAGAAAGAAAAACAGTATATCAAAATGATATTGACTGGTGGTAGTTCATCTGGTGTATATAAAGAAGAACTAGTTCTTCATAAGTTAGGTTATGAGTTAAATGAAAATACTCATGATTATGATGGGTATGTAGACGGCAGACCAGTAGAAGTAAAATCTGAGTCTTATATTCCTTTATCAGAAACAAATAAGACAAAAAAAGCATGTAGTGGTGCTATTGCATTTGGTTCTCCAGCAAATCCAAAACAAAAAGCAAATCAGTTTAGTAAAGATGACATGTTATGTGTAGTAACTAGTTGGACATCTAATGGTAAATGTATTGCTATATTTGAGTTTGATTGGAAAGATTCTGAACTTCACAGTAAAATGAAAACATACAAACCAAATTCATCTTCTGCATTTAAAGGAACTGCAAACGATTTTAAAGATTGTAAAAGTTTGACAGTTAGTTATGCAAATCCTAAATATTTTAAATATTTAAGTTCAACAATGCAAGAAATTGTAAAACCTAGTATCATGGCAGATATAGATGCTTTATCTAAAGAAGAAATTCTAGCAGAAGTTTGTAAAGGTAAAGGTGAACAACTTAAGGAAATGTATTTCGAATGTCTCATATCTTCTTAGAGTTAGAAAGAACTACAGTAGTTAAAACTCTTATAAATAACATTGTAGATATCAAATTTCTTAAAGAGAAAGATGGTGGTACAAGAGACATGAAATGTACTCTTATGGAATCTGAAATACCAGATGATAAAATGCCAAAGTCAGAAATGCTTTGGCACTATCAAGATACAGATAGAGTTATCAAAGTATTTGATTTAGATGTTCAACAGTGGAGAGCATTTCGTCTAGAGAATTTAATAAAGTTTGATATTGACTTTACTTGATTCTCCTGATATAATACAACGAATACAAATAATACGTGAGAATACATGGAAGAAGTAAAAGAAAGTGCATCGTATGATAATTATCTAGATACAGATAATAGAATTCAAGATGACTACAAAGCAACATTAGATAAGTATGTCGGCGAAGAACTGACTACTGCCCTCCCCGATAAAGTTTTAACAAGAGAAGAAAAAGCAGGTGTGCATAAAGTTTTGTATGTGCATTTTCGTAATGTCGATGACATGGTAGAATACTGCTCTTTGATTGGTCAATGTATAGACTACAAAACTAAAGTTGCATTTTATCCACAAGCAGACCCTGAGACTTCACTATTTGGTGAAGAAGAAGAACCTACTGGTATTAAGATTGATAAAAACTTATTACTTCCTCGTTCTAAAAACAAGAGTGAGTCTGCATTAGATATTGAAGTCAATGAAGGTGTGACAGATGTAAATGCAAAATGGAAAGAACATTGGGTTGACATGCCAGAATATGTGCAAGAAGATAACCCATCGTTTCGTACAATACATATGCATTTTCGTACAGAAAAACATTATCAAGACTTTGCTAAACGTATTGGTCAAGAACTTACAGAAAAAACAAATGCTATCTGGCACCCTAAGTTAGATATTACAAAGAATAGATTTCTTCGATGGGTAGATGACGGGTTTACTTTTCCACTCAGACACCCAATGTATATTGTCTCGAAAGGTCGTGCAGATTCAATGATTACATCTAGGTCTTTATCACGTATGAAGATACCACATTATATCGTAGTCGAACCACAAGACATGCAAGACTATGACAAAGCACTTGACACGTTTGATATTCGTGAATATGTGACATTATTAGAAGCACCATTTTCAAATCATGGTGATGGACCAGGTCGTGCAAGAAACTGGGCATGGGACCACTCAATTAGTATTGGTGCAACAAGTCATTGGGTACTAGATGATAATCTAGCAGACTTCTACAGATTACATAACAATGAAAGAATACGATTCGAAAGTTCTACAGGTTTTCGTGTCATGGAAGATTTCGTTGACAGATACGATAATGTTTATATTGCTGGTCCTCAGTATCGATTCTTTATCGCACCAAATCAAAAGTATCCACCATATGTTGCAAATACTAGAATCTATTCTTGTTTGTTAATACGTAACGATTGTAAACACAGATGGCGTGGTAGATACAACGAAGATACAGATATTTGTTTAAGAGTTATGAAAGATGGCGATGTTTGTTTGCAGTTCAATGCATTCATGCAGGGTAAGATGGCAACTCAAACAGTTAGTGGTGGTAATACTGCAGAATTCTATCATGCAGAAAATACAGATGCAATGAAAGAAGGTTACAATACTGATGGTACTATTAATAAGTCTCAGATGCTGGCAGACATGCACCCAGACGTTGCCACGGTCGTCTGGCGATACGGAAGATGGCATCACCATGTAAACTATAATCCATTTAAGAAAAACAAACTTAAATTCAAAGACAACATACATCTATCTACAGGTGTGAATAATTACAATATGATTCTCGATAGAAACTTTCAAGACCCGAGATTCAGTAAGTGAAAATAGTTTTACCCTACTCAGCACATAAAGGTTTTGATGTCAATTCAACCAAGATGGTTGGTGGCATAGAAAAGTTTATTAAAGATGTCGCAGATAATTTTGATGTCTTACCTGTTCGTGTGACAGAAGAAGATAAGAAAGCAAACAAGATAAGACAGATAATTGAATCAGCAATTGGTCGACACGAACCAGATATGCTTATGTTAAATCAATTGGGTATGGGTAATTATCTTTCGAAACTAGGCATACCAATCGTTGCAATCTGGCATGAACCACTGATTAGAACTATTGCACTTGAAAACAAATGCAACTATTTAAAACAATTGCAATCGTTAAATGCTCATGTTTATATGGTAAGTGAATATCAAGAAGAATGGTTTAGAGAGCAATCAATTAGAACTACTGGGTCAGACTTCGATGAAATACATGGTCACATTCACCCGTCTTATTTAAAAGGTGATGAAGTAGTTTATGCTAAAAAACCTTATGACGTTGGCACGATTGGGTCTGCATATGAAAGCAAGAATCCATTCTACGTTCACAAACAATCTGTTAACGAACTAGACAGTTTAGTGTTAACAAATGATATTGCATATAAAAGTAATGCAGAATATTTAGATAAGAATAGACATTGGCAAGAACCACAGACAACTTTGTTTGACTTAGACCATAATGTTGTTCTTGAAACAATAGCAAAATGTAAAGTATTCTGTTCAACATGTCCAGAAGAATCATATGGTATTACTGCTCAAGAGGCATTGGGTCATGGATTACCTGCAATATTAATTACAGATAAATCTAATAAACATGCAAGTGAATCAATAGCAGTACATAAAACTCACTATCGTAAACTACCGAAGAGTTGTAGTAAAGCAGACTTCGTTGCAACAGTAAAAGAGTTAAGTAAATTACCACATACAACTAGACTAGACATTTCAGAAAAAACTAAAGAAAAACATAGTCTACAAAATTGGAAACAACAACTGAAAAATATCTTCGATAAACGTCTCGCAGACAAGAATGTAAAAAATTCACTGGTTGACTTTTTCGTTTAAATATGTTATAATAGCATTTTAGACGAGAGGTATATAAATATGAATAGAGAACTATTTGTGAAAAAAAGAAAAGTATATAAACAAAACCCGAAACCATTTGAATGGGAACATGGTAGTTATAATGCTGGTGAAATAATAAATGGCAGTTGGGTATACTACGACTACTATGGCAAAGACGTTGACAATCCAGAAAATAATAGATACGAAGAAAATCCCCATACTTTTAAATGGGCATTTACAGACGATAAGTATAATAATTATACAAGTCTTATCATAACTTGGAAACACATAAAGATAATCGAGAACAATGCACCTGTCACACCCTATGGTTTGAAAAGGTGGATATGTGACGTAATCTTAAAGGAACAAAATGACGAAACAAGAGAAAGAAACAACAAAAAAGCAAGAGAAAGAAGAAGCAGTAAATAATAATTTTCTGACAAAGAAAAAGTTTACTGAAATGATTCTTGAATCTGTTAAGAATGATGGACATGGATACATTGATGCTATTGTCCATATATGTGAAAAGAACAACATAGAATTAGAAGACATAAAAAAATATATATCTCCAGCAATCAAAGACCAAGTTGAAGCAGAAGGTATGGATTTGCATATGTTACCTAAAGGGAATACATTGTTTTAAACAATGTTAAATAATGCTTGACTTTATTTGTGCAAACAAGTATAATGACAGCAATTTTATATTATGTGTAAGTGGACAAAAATAATACAACGAATACAAAGGAGAAATACATGTCATTCGCAAACTTAAAGACCAATAGAACAGATGTCTCAAAACTCGTTTCAGCGGTGCAAGAAGCATCGGGTGCCACAACTCAGAAGAAATCGTATGAAGACGAAAGATTCTGGAAACCAACTGTCGATGAATCAGGTAATGGGTATGCCGTTATTAGATTCTTACCAGCAGGTGAAGGTCAAGAATTACCATGGGTAAGATACTTTGACCACTTCTTCAAGGGCCCTACAGGTCAATGGTATGTAGAGAAGTCTCTTACATCTATTGGTCAAAAAGACCCATTGGGTGAATTGAATTCTAGATTATGGAATTCTGGTATAGATGCAGATAAAGAAACTGCAAGAAATCAAAAACGTAGACTACACCATGTAGTAAACATTCTTGTTGTCTCAGACCCTGCAAACCGTGCCAATGAAGGTAAAGTCTTTTTATATGACTTTGGTAAAAAAATCATGGACAAGATTATGGACGTGATGCAACCTCAATTCCCTGGTGAAGAACCTGTCAATCCGTTTGACTTTTGGAATGGTGCAGACTTTGAACTAAAGATTACTAATGTTGCTGGTTACAGAAACTACGATAAATCTTCATTCAAACCTACTACATCATTATACGATGCAGACGAAACAAAACTAGAAGCAACATATAATGCTATGTTTGATGTTGCTGAGTTCGTTGAACCTACCAACTATAAAACATATGATGAACTAAAACAGAGATTATCTGTAGTTCTGGGTGAAGCAGTTGGTGAAGGTATGACTCAAAAAAGTGAGGACTTAACTAAGACCGCAGAAGCAGTTGAACCATCTTCGATGGAAACACCTGTCGTATCTGCAAGTGCGCCAGCACCAGAAGTTAATGCTACTGAATCAGATGATGAAACTTTGAGTTATTTTGCTAAACTGGCAAATGACGAATCGTAAAACTTGTTGATATAAAAACAAGTTTTTAGGGCGATACTATTTACCTCTCAGTGTCGCCCTTTTTTTATCCCCTACTTTTTTTTCTAGGATTTACTGCTGGTTCTGGTGGGCCACTCATTGCTAGTGTGTCACCACTTGTAGATGTATTAGTATTTGTCGATGCATCTATTACTGTTGTGCCACCACCTCTAGATGCTTTTCTACTTGCCGCGGCCTGAATAGATTTTTGTCTTTCTTCTGGTGTTACTTTGTTTAAATCAGTTTCGTCTAAGTCTGCACCACCTGTACCACTTCCTCTATCTGCTCTTGTAACGTTACTAC